GATAATATACCTACTTCGAAATCGGCTCCTACACCTGAACCTACATTAGCAACATTAGCAAAAGTATTACTTAGTTGACCTTTTAAAAATGATTTAGAGTGATTTATAAATGGTTTGTTATTAGCATTTAATCCTATTACTATTGATTCAACATTAGCATCATTAACTCTGTTTTCTTGTTTAAGAAACTCTCCTATTGCCATTGCATTAGTAACAGTATCAAGCTGTATATTAGAAGACGCATTACTTACAGCTCCTACGTATATTTGATCTGCATCTCCAAAGTTACCATTAGATACTTGAACTGTAATTGTATTTCCTGAACCTGTCTGTACCCAATAACCATTTGCTTTAGGAGTTCCACCTGAGGTTGCTCCTATTAATAAACTACCACTATTTGCAGCAGTTAAAAAACTTTCTGCTGACATACCTGATATCCAAGTAATGGTAGATAAGTCTTGTTGTACGTTTTCAAATGGAAAGAAGCCGTCATTATTAGCATCAGCATTAGTAATATTAGTTATTTCAATAGTAGCATTAGATGATAAAGTTCTAGTATGAGTATTTGATACTGTATAACCATAACCACCATTTGCTAGAGAGAAATTCACTCTACCAGTAGCATCTTGAACTGAAGTAATTTTTGCTTTACCAAGCCCACCTATACCAGCTCCTGATTCAATTTGAAATAGATCTCCGATAGCAAAATTTCTACCACCGTTATTAATAGTAATACTACTTAATGATCCAACCATTTTAGGAGCATCTAATATTAGTCCGTCATCAGTAATAAATTCACCGGTTTTAAAATTACCTATTACGTTAGATAAAAAAGCAACTGTTACTCTTTTTTGAGCAATAGTTTTAGTAACAACACTTTCTACAAATCCAGTAGAACCTGAAGAAGATCCTGTTACGTTTTTACCGATAAAGTTTTTTGTTCTATCTGATGGTGATAGTTCTAAATATTGAGGTTTAAAAAATTTACTTTGAGATGGTATAAGTACTCTTTCTGAAGGTAAAAATACTTCTACCTCTTCTCCGAAGAGTAACCTTATTAATAATTCTATAGATCTAGTAGATCCTTTTGATTGATATAAATCACTTATATGCTTTATAAGAAACTTATCATCAGTTTCGTTTTGAAATTGTCCGCCTTGTAAAAAGGTCTTTTTAAAATGAATAATAAAATCATCGATAGTATTATCAATGTTTCTATTATCTAATAATTGTCTTGAAACTTTAGTAGTTTTATTCTCTTGCTCTAGATATTCAAAATATGCTAAAACAAATTCTACTAAACCTTTATTCTGCTCACGAAAAAATTCAGGAAATTGATCCTCAATAAATTGCGAGATGAATTCTGGCGTTTGGCTTGCCATTATAACCTCTCAGCATTCGCTGTAATCGATATATCCTCTGAGTTAAGTTGCAAGATTGATCCTTTAGAAGTTGTAATGTCTCTCTTCTTCGTTCTTGCAAATATATCAACATTAGTACCTGAAAACGCAGTAATCAATATACTGTTTATATTTACTTTACCAGTTGTATAATCAACTGTTCCTGCATTAGCTAATAGTTCAACTATCTTATCATTACTATCTGCTTTAACTACTTTTAATCCACCTGCTCCATCATCAATAAAGAAAGCACTAGATGAGCCTCCAAAAGTAAATAAAGATGATTCTATAGCAGGTAAGTATAATCTTTTTAAAGTAGTAGAAGTATTAAGTATATCATCAGGCTCTAATTCATTATTGAAATCTATTGCGTAAGAAGATGATAATGTTGAACTTGGAGTTATTTTCTTAAATAGTCTTACAACTAACTCAGTTGATACTATACTATTATCTGATGCATCAATAGCTGATAAAGCTTTAGAGTTCCTATAAGTAACATCAAAGCCGTTTATATTACTTTCTGCAAAACTTAATAGAGCTGCAGAAGCTTTAGATGCAATAGCAGACGGTGCCTGCGCTGTATCAGTTATATTATATACTGTTGTACCTTTAATATCAAGGTGTAAAAACTCAGGAATAATAACTTCAGTATCTATACTAACAGGTGATCTTTTCTTAAAGAAATCTGCTACTGATTTCTTAAGAGATTCTGGTACTCCATCTGCATCAGCTAAATCTACTGCTAAAATAACTTTACCATATTGAGGTGGTGTCATTTGTTCACCACCGAAAGCTAATACATTTTTAATTTGAGGAAATTCTTTTTGAGCTAATATTTTATAATCATTAGAAGTAACTGCTCTTTCTTGAACCTGAAAAGATTTTGGTGCATTAAACTTTATATCCTCAATTGATTCTATTTCTAAGCCACCAAGAGAATTAGTAACAGTTGATACTACTACATTTGAATGACCATCAATAGTACCTGAGTTAAATATTTTAGCATTATTACCAGTATTACCTGAACTGTTTCTATAAGTTAATTTTAAAATATTTCCTTGTACTGGTTTTTTACCAAACGTACCATCACCAAAAGTAACTCTAAATTTATTTCCTTGAGTCGGTTCTAAGAAATAACTATTTGAAGAACTTGATAAACCAAATAAAGTTTCAGCTTTAGTCCAATTAGCATTTACTGAAGAAGCTTGAGATTCTCTTATATTTACTTCAAGGTGTCTTGTATCTACTCCTTCGTTAGCTATTTCAGCTACAAAATTATTACTTGATACTGTAAAAAACTCTTCTACTTTTTTTCCTTCAAATATATCAACATTATTAGCAACATAAACCGTGTTGCCTGAAGAATTTTGAGAAGGTTTAATTGTTATTGAATCTTGAGTTGAAAAGACTAAAGATGATCCTGCAACAGTTGTTGTAAACTCACTGAACTTAGGTAATACTATCTGACTAGGTGAACCTTCTGGAAATACTTGAATATCAATAACAGCTTTAGCAGAATGAAACGATCTTGGTACATAATTTAATTCTTTAATATGAGATACAATAGCGTCTCTTGTAGTAGCTGTATCAAGAAACATCTCGTTAGCTATCATGTTTAAATAAAAATTATTTAAATAAGTGTTATATGATAATATATCTAACAATGTATTAATGTTAGATCCTGCGAAATCGTAGTCTCTTATTGTGTTATTATTTTGAAGAAATAATTTTAAGTTATTTTTTATACCATCAAAATCGATTTCGGTTAAACTTGTTGCTGTATTTGCTGCCATTATCTTACCCTTTCTAGTGCAAATTCTAATAGTTGAGGCTCTGATCTGTTTACTAATGTAAATGTAATATAAAGATTATAAGCATTTCTATCTTGATCGTCTTCGACTATTACATCAATTAAATTACATCTTGGTTCAAAAGTCTCTATAGTTTCGTAAATTAATTCTCTTAAGTTATAAGCAGTCTGAACATCTGCATTTTCAAATAATAAGGCTCTTATATTTGAACCTAAATTAGGTTTCATTACTCTTTCATATCTATCAGTATTAAGTAGATTTATTATTGATGTTCTTATTGCATCCTCATTAGTAACTAGCAATACATCATCCGTAGCAGGGTTAAGAGAAAGATCCCCTCTTATATCGGAATAAATTACTTCTTTTCTTCTACTCATAGATTTATTTATCTACCTTCTATTCAGTTAAGTCAAAGGCTAATGAACCTTTTGCTGCCTTTAAAGCATCATCTAATGTACCTTCAAAATCAGTTATTGACGCGCTTAAGTCTAAAGACGCTATTGACGCTGCTAATGTGCCTTCTAAGTTTTGAGCTTTTTGTTCTAAAGCACTTAAATCAACTTTTAAGACTGCTGATTTAAATTCCTTAGCGTCTACTTCTGGAGCTGTTGCAGGTACTCCTTTTTCAATTTCATTTCCTTCAGAATCTACTTCTAAATTTGGAACTAACTTACAAAGATTATCAATGTCTATTTTACCGCTTAATAAATTTTCTTTAAGTTTAGCAAACTCTTCATCTGACATATTTGGGAACTTTTCTTTTAGTTTATCTATATCGAGTTTGGCCTGTGCTATCTTAAGAGGGTCTTTACTATTTAAATCTTTTAATATACCTAACGCATCAGTATGAAGTGATTTAAGTAAAGGTGGCACTTCAGGTAGTTTTAATTCTGGTAATGAAGGAAGATCAGGTAGTTCTATTTTTGGAAGCATTTCTTTTAAACTGCCTCCTATTTCTCCTATCTTTTCATCTAATTGAGCGCTAAGATCATTTATAGAACCCATAATACCTTCTGCACCTGCAGTTAACTCATCGAGTTTATCTTTAGCTGCATCAAGCTTAAGTTGTAGTTTTATTAATCCTGCTCCCGGTCCGCAACTCATCTTATCTTCCTATTAATTGAGCTACTACTTTGACTGCTGAGTTAGCTCTTGATTGGTTAACATATAATCTTATATTTCCGCTATCTGAATTAGATGAAAAAGAACCTAAGTCAGGATGCGACTTTATTGTTTTAACTTCTTGTATTTTACTATTTGCATTAGCATCTGAAGCTCCGCTATCTGATTCATACCCACCTACTATTATCATTTTTTCTATATGTGAATCATTTCTATGAGGTGTTGATGATACATTAGCATTGTTTATTGATACTAATACCTCTCCTCCTGAATAAGTTGCATGAGCAAATTCTAAAATTAAATGATCAGAAGAAGTATCAGATCCTAAATTATTATTTGATGTTGTTAATATTGTCATAACTCCACCAAACTGATTACCGGTTGATGCAGTTAAATAAGTAGATGTATCTACACTACCATCTGCTTTTAAAAACTGTGAAGCTGTTCCACCTTGTTTAATAATAGCTGCTGAAGTCACATTACCAGTAATAGTAGTATCACCTGTAACAGCTAAGTCATCAGATGCAGTTACATTACCTGTTAATGTAGAAGTACCACTTACAGCTAATGTACCTGTAATATCTAAAGGCTTATTCATAGTCCATTTAGTACCACTATGAGAATAATTAAAAGTTGCAGAAGCTCCATCTACTGTAAGACCGGCTCCATCAGCAGCTGCGCTACATCTAAAGTTGCTGAATTAACTGTAGTTGTAGTTCCTTGAACGGTTAAGTTACCAGATATTAAAGTATTACCTGCAACAGTTAAAGTACCGTCTGTATTAATAGATGTAGCAGTTATTTCAGTATTGACTGATGAGTTACCAACAACTAATGAATTATTAGAAGGTACTGAATTAGCATCAGAATTAGATACAGAAAAACCGCCTACTTGTAATGAGAATGTATTTCCTTCGTATAAATGTTTAAATGCCATTAGTTAGGTCCCGATGTTGTTCCAGCTCCTAAGCCTTCAGTATCTGTATGAGTATGAGTAGCTCCAGACTTACCAGCAGAGACATGATCTGTAGTTGCGGTAGAAGTTCCTGTTATATTCATATCATTATTTACATTAGTAACTGATGCTGTAATACCTTGAGAGCCTGTTATATTCATTGTTTGAGTATTAGATATAGCCATAGATTGATCACCACCAACTGTGAATGATTGATTAGCGTCAGAGTCTAATTTCATATTTAATACTGATTTCATATTCACATTTGCTCCAGAACCTATATTAAGGTTATTAGCATATCCATAATCACCTGTTTTAGCCCCTACCATAGTATCTGTACCTGCTACAATAGTATGCCTATCACCAAAAACTGTTTCTGATTTTTTATTAGCTATTTGTTCGTTATGTGTTCCA